GATTAACTTCAAGGCGGTTCTTAATCTCTCGATCTCGATCTGGAGGTCGTGAATTATTGAGGACTGCTTATCGTTCATGTCTTGAAGTACGCTCTGGCTTGGCCCATTTTCATTTCCTTGAGTCAACCTCTCCCGCTCCTCCTTCCAGGCTTCCTGGTTGTGGGACTGGCCGGCGAGATGGGCTTCGAGGGAGGCGATCTTGGATTCGAGTTTCTGAATGTACTTATCTTCGGGCGAATCTCGGTACATCCCTTCGCCACAGTTCGTATCGCTGTAATCATGACTCATTGGCCGTCCTCCCCGTGCTTCTTTTGGAGGGCTTCGCGGGCAAGATTCGCACACGCAGTTCTATCGCGATTATATGTCCCATCCGGTCGTATCGGTGCAGCGATTAATTCCAACGCCGTCCGCAATCGATCCACTTCTTGCTGCGATTCTTCGAGCTTCTGCTCCAGTTCTTTTCGCTCAGCCACGAGCTGCTTCCATTGGGCACTGGTTAGCTTAAGCGCGGAACTTTCAATGACTCCGGGCTGAAGTAATCCATCAAGCTCCATCTCGGGGGTGCTCATTGGTCTGGGTCTCCATTAAACACGCCTGTAATCTGGTTAACCTTTCTCATGAATGGGTTCAGTGGCTTTGCGTGTTCCCCGAAGCAACTGTAACCGGCGCTAATAGCCATGGCGTTCGCGATCATCCACACAAACATGTTTGCTTCTTCCTTAGGACAGTCGATCTCAAAACGGTCGTCCAGACAAAGGCTGAGACGATCCCCGTCTAAGTGCCTCACTTCGAGGTGTGGTACTAAGAAGCCATCGATGGTGATTAGCCACCGTCTTTTTTCTATCGGTCCATGAAGTTGAATGCTCCCTTCCTGCCCTGGGAACTGGATTATATTACTCATTTATCCTCTTCCTTCGTGAGGGCACTGGTGACCAGGTCATGAAGCCAGCACATAGCTCCAGCTATACGAGCATCCCCGGCTTCTCTGGCGGCATCTCTATTTTCGGTGGCGAAATTATCCACTTTGCGAATAATCTCCTTAAGGTATTTGATATCGGCCGCCATCTCCGCGAAGCAGTCAGAAACTCCTTGGAGATAGGCGTAGTGAGACGTAGCTGGGGTATCGCTTGCACGCGCATATTCCCGCGCCCGCTTTTCCCATCGGGATTTTTGAGAGGGGTTCATGGGGTTCCTTTCAGGGCTTCGCGGGCCACACTTGGTGCGCCAGCAAAACCCATCGGGCTGTCGAGCCTGCTGATTAATTCCAGCGCCCCTCTCGCCCTCAACACCTCCCGGCAAAGCTCGGCGATGCGTTGGGGGTCAACCGCTAGTAAATATGCTTGGCTTTCAGGAGAGAAAAGATCCAGTGATGTCGCCTTACTCGCAAGATCTATCAACTCTTCGAGCTGCTCGGGGGTGGGGGAATTCATTCAGTTCCTTTCACGAGACTGATAAGTAAATCTCGAAACTCTATCGGGGTTAGTGTTCTCTGCCTCTTGCTGAGCCTCTGGCAGATGCCGGTCTTTACGGCGCGAGCTCGCTCCTCTTTGGAATGGAACCCAAGATCAGGATGGATCTTGGGTTCGGTCGGTCCCCATTTCAATTCGCGGAAGTCGATATCAACGCCGTAGAGCCAGGTCATCTTTCGAGCTACGTGTCCGTAGTGGCCTTGGGCAACGCAAGCGGATCTTCCACCCCATGCGTCGGGCGCGGACCAGCCGCCATGCCACTTTGGGATCGGCAATCTGAACTTATGAAAAGCATGACTCGCCTCGGGGTGCTCCAGTACGCCGCCGAAGGCCCTAACATTGCGCCACGCCTCTTCAAAGCATCCGCCGTCATCGCCTAACTTTCGTTTAACCTTGGCGGAAGGACCCCCACTCCAATATCTTCCCCACCGCTGGCAGGGCGGATGCGCGATGACCTTATGCGGACCACGGTATTTTCTGGCGTCCCTGGATTCATCCCACGGGTCGATCCCCGGCACCCCGAAGTACGGACCGTCCTTCGCCACAAATAGCGCCGCGATGGTTTCTCCCGCCTTCAATTCAATGGGGGCGCGCTTGGGGGTCATGGGGTTCCTTTCAGTGCGTCCTTGATCCAAATCAATCTAGCGACGCTACTCGCCGTTAAAAGAGTATCGTGTGACCACATTTTTTGAACGTCGGTCAGATTGCCTTCGGCGGTCACGTGGTGTTTCGCCAGCTCGTCGAGTTTTCCCGGGATAGATTCCAGCGCCTCTCTCAACCTTGCGTTCTCAGCTTGGGATGCGGCGAGGGCGGAGCGGAGTTGGTCCAGCTCTTTGATTACGGGGATTTGATAAGTCATCCTCGCATGCGTGTCCTCAAGTGCGCATTCGCTGCAAACGCCCGGTCCACCGCATCTTGCGCGAGACCCGTCTTTATTCGGGATAACGTGTCCATGTCCGCTCATTCCGTCCGTCCTTTCGATGCCAGCGCGGAGCGGGCAACTTTTTTAACGTCTAAAGCATAGGGGAAATCGCCGTCCCGACTCGCTATCTTCTCCAGCGCCCCTCTCGCCCTCAACACCTCCCGGCAAAGCTCGGCGATGCGTTGGGGGTCAACCGCTAGTAAATATGCTTGGCTTTCAGGAGAGAAAAGATCCAGTGATGTCGCCTTACTCGCAAGATCTATCAACTCTTCGAGCTGCTCGGGGGTGGGGGAATTCACGCGTCAACTCGTCTTTCTGTTCCAAATCCAAGGTTTTCTTCCATGGATTTCGTTATCGTAATCATCGCCATATAAGCGAGAAGTTCGCTGATGCCCTCTTGCTGGCAGAAATCCATTAGCTTTGTTGTCGCCGCCACTAGGTCTTCTTGGTTAACTAGAATTTTACTCATCTCTCTCCTCCTTCACAGACGGTTAAAAACGGGGCGGCGGGCAATGGCTATGCAGTTCTTGACGCTGCTGTACCTGTCCATTCCCATGATCTTTAGGCTCCCACCGCCCCACTCCCTGCCGTAGACCAATCGAGTTAACGGCAAGGAATTCTTTTTTGGTGATCGTTTGGCTATAGGCCTTCATGACGCCACCGAATTCCGAATAAATGCCTGCAGATCCTCAGCGCTCCCGTTGAAGTAGTTCTTATCCACACCGTCTTCGGTGTATTGCCAGAACGCCCAGTCAGTCCAAGGCGAGGGAACGCGAGGCGGATTCGATCCGTAGTCGGCGACCCAAAGAGGGTTTGTTATCCCCGGAGCGAATCCCAGAGATTCCAGGAAGTATGGGCTGCCGTAGATAATCGGGGTCCTTTTGAAGAGTGATGTTATAGCCGCGATATAGGCTACCACCGCCAGTCCAACCGCCTGTCCGCTTGAATTCCCCATCGTCTCGATGTCGAGCACGGGAGGGAGATCCGAAGCCAGAAGATTCCCCACCACGTTTCGGAAATGCTGGGCCTGCGCTACGGGGTCCGCATCGGGATCGTAGAAGTGATACGCGCCTCTCGGAATGCCATCGTTCAAGAGGTCCGCCCAGCGCGCAGTGAACTTCGGATCTGTCATCGAGACGCCCTGGTCGGCCTTCAAAAAGACGAAGGCGTTGGGGGTGAAATTCTGGACGGCATCTCCATGGTAGAAATCTGCGCCCTGTATTACTGGACCTTTAGCTGCTACTTGAATCATTTTGTTTCCTCTCTAAAAAATTCGCCTTTTCCATCAATCATGAAGTCACCTCATCCCAGCCGTCGCCGATGCCGATGCCGCTGCCGTCGCCGATGCCGATGCCGTCGCCGCTGCCGATGCCGCTGCCGTCGCCGTAGCCGATGCCGATGCCGTCGCCGGTGCCGCTGCCGTCGCCGTCGCCGGTGCCGTAGCCGCTTCCGCTGCCGCTTCCGATGCCGTCGCCGTAGCCGTAGCCGGTGCCGTAGCCGGTGCCGTAGCCGCTGCCTTTTCCATCAATCATGAAGTCACCTCATCCCAGCCGTCGCCGATGCCGTATCCGTCGCCGCTGCCGTCGCCGGATCCGTAGCCGGAGCCGTATCCGTCGCCGCTGCCGTATCCGTCGCCGATGCCGCTGCCGTAGCCGCTGCCGCTGCCGTATCCGCTGCCGTATCCGTCGCCGTCGCCGCTGCCGTCGCCTTTTCCATCAATCATGAAGTCACCTCATCCCAGCCGTCGCCGATGCCGCTGCCGTAGCCGTAGCCGCTGCCGTAGCCTTTTCCATCGATCATGGCTACTTCCAATCCAAAATGGACAAGAGCTTTTCACCCCATTCCTTTGAAACGACATCTCGAATTTCATGAGCAGTCATCGGAGATTCATCTCTTTTGGCGTCCTGTAAAGCGGTGCGACAGCCTGTCAGGCATGCGCCCGTCAGTAGTCGAAACTCATTCAAATTTATTTTCCGCGACTTCCCGTCTTTTTTTATATCTTCAACTAATGATTCCATGGATGGGCGCTTGGCTGGATCTTTCCACAACGCGTCTGATGTTGCCTGGGCTACGGATTCGCCGTGTGCGCACCAGTGACTACCCGCCAGCGTAACGAAGTACCTTCTTTTTCCGCTGGATAACCTATACGATTCAACGGTATTTCCATCGCCTGTTACGCGAACTCGGATAGCGCCAGTGATCAACTCCTCAATACCATCCCTATAGAATTTACGGGCTTTCAGAGATGTTTCCATGTTCTCCTCAATTGACCCAATCTACAACGGACTGGTATGCCGCATCGGTCGCCTCTGCGAGCTCAAGACCGCCGGGATTGACGATCGTAACGGACTTAAGACATGCGCCAATGCTGTGACCGCCCTTGGGCTTAAGGCCGTTGGCCGCCACGTCGCTGATCGACCCGCTTTTATCTCGCGTATAAACGCGCCAAAGACGGTAGGCATTGTTCAGAGTGACCGTTTGGGTAGCAGCATCGAACGATTCCACAATGCCAAAATGAACTCCAGCTACCTGCGCGCGAACAATTACCTTCTTACCAACCAACGTATTTGTAGACATATTTACTCCTATAAATGAGGACAGTTATTCGGACTTTCTTCTCTAGTTTTATGACGATGACATCTCTTGCAACACCCTGTGTTGGCGTTCTTTAAAGTCTTGAATATCGACCTCGATGCGCCCAACTGGAGCATAGGCCTTAAATGCCCAAAGCTCGCAGATCTGGGAATCATCATTCCAGATAATCTTATTCAGGGCGTCGGTGACGGCCTTGGCTAAATTATCAAGGTCAGGCTTACTCATTGCGTGAGCTCTTTTTACGCTCTTAGGGCGAGTTATGAAGAAGTTCAGAATCACTGTAAGAGGGCCAGAGAGAATCGGGATGGGTGCATATTGCTTGGCGCGTGTCGCAATCTCTCTCTCAAAATCTCTCGTTTTCTGCGGGGTATAAACCCCACGTCTTCCAAGTCTGGGACGTCCCTTTGGTGTTGGCTCAATGGGCAATGTGAATTGAATTCTATCCATAAGGACGAAACCTCTTTCGAAGTTCAATGAGCTTTTGTGCCAACACTTCTCGCATCTTGATCTTATTCAAGAGCGTGGTCCGACAAAGACCCAGGTAGCTCGCTGCTTTTTGAACGTTTCCGTGGCAGGAGGTGATGCGCTCACCCCAGGCTTGAATCCGAAAGTTGTCGAAATACCACTTCGCCTTGGCCTTGGATTCATCCGATTGAGCATGATATCCGCTCTTCGCATAGGGAGAAGATTCACATTCTTCACAAGCGATACAAAGCTCTCCTGTAGAGTTAATCGCGCAGGGGATGTTGGCGAGCGTTCTAAACTCTTCGCTCGTCATGGGATGCGCATGACTCTTCTGGCATATCCCGCACCGGCAACTGAAAACCAATTTATTATCGTTTGTGGAAATCATTTCTTCCTCGCGGCGCAAGTGCAGTAACTAACGTATTGGTATGGGAAATCGTTCTCGATCTTTGTCTCAAAAATATACCCAGTGTCTTCGCAGCGACGGCAGGCCAGGCGCACGACGTTGGTCGGATGAGGTGCGGACTTGAGCATTTCCATGAGTCCCGAAAAATCGCTGTCGCTCATCTGTCCAGTCGCACGCTTGATAATTTGCTGGATAATCATTCGCACGTCGTCAGGCTGGTAGATCGAGTGCATGAATCGGCTCGCTTCGTTGGCCTCCCTTAGCTTCTCAGCCTTCCAAAGACGTTCACGCTCGGCTGAAGCCTGTTCGGCGAATTCCGGAACCAGCGGTGGGTGTCTCAACGTCCCGATGAACAGATCCACGACCTGGGCAAACCAAGAGTCCGCTTGTTTCTCGACCTCCCTCCAGATGAGTTTGGCTCGCCCCGAGGAGTATTGGGCCTTTCCGAATGTTTCGATCAAACGGGCCATTCCGGACTGAAATGCCATGTCAGTCATGCGGACCTCCCAAATACGTGCGCCCAGTTGATTCCGTTCGGGTCCTGACCAGAGTCGAGCGCTTGGCCGAGTTTGTTCAAATTGTTTCGGAACGTCAGGAAGTCATAGCCTTTGGTGCCGAACCATTTTTCTTCGATTTGGAAGTAAACTTGGATAAGTGCGCAGGCGCGCTCCAAGGGGTAATCCTTGATCCAAGCCATGATTTGACCTCGCACCTTACCGTCGTTGAGATCTTCGGGCCTAGAGGCAGGGAAGCGGGTTTGATAGGCTTTTACGTAAGCAGCCACGAACGCCTGGGCCTTCGCAGAATGCTCGGCGCTAAATTTCGATTTCTTCCTCTTGGCGACAGAGGTCTCGGAATTTTCAATTTCAGTCTTCGGGCTGGCGAGCGCGACAGCGGTTCGCCCTATAGATTCTTCTTCTTTCTTTTCTAAAATAACAGGAGAAGAAGAAGAAGAAAGAGTAAGAGTAAGAGGGCTGGACTCTGGATCGACATTGGCTGGCGTTTGGGTTGCCTTCTGGGTTGCCTTTTGGCTAGCCCTCGCAATTCCACCTTTCTTTGCGTTTTTCCTAAGTTTTTTTAACCACTCGATACGGCCTTTGGTTCCTTTTATGCGAAAACCCTGCTCAGACTCCTCAGCGAGCCCGATTTCTCCGTTTGCAAGTGCGCGCGCGAACCCAACACACTCGGTGACCGTGTCGATCATTTTTTCGGTCATGAAGTAAGTTTGGTTTTCGGTGCAATACGACCAGAGTTCTTCGACCCGGCCTCGTGCATCAAAGCGACTAAGCTTCAGTGTCTCGCCCAGGAGTTTGAATCTCGGATCGACAAATGCTTTGTGATCGATTCGGATCGCAGCCATCAAGCCGCCCGCCTCTTCAGCTTGGCGATCTGAAGCCTAGCCATCCGCCTAGCCTGCGACCGGATGCGCGTGCTTTCGCGCGACTCATCCGAAATGAGTTCCCCGACAGCCGCCCAGTAGAACCGATCCTCGAGGGCTGTGTAATTCCGGACACCCCTCCCCTTGCCTGCCTTCTTCTTCATCGCCATCCCCCTTTATTTATTATACGACTCGGTAGGAATTGCTGGGTCATAACAACCCTCTCCGCGCCACAAGAATGAGCACCACCGAGAGAGCCGCGCAGACTAGAATCATCCAGACCTCTTGGCGATCGAGTTTAGATTTCACGAAACCGCCGCCGTCGGAGCGATTGAAGAGTGAACGCCCTTCGTTCGATCTTTGTAGTTCGGGCAGTAGAATCCCTTGGTGTTGTTAGAAAAGAGCAGGGTCTTTCCGCAGAGTTGGCAGACAGGCTCTGGATCGGGCTCCGGACTCGTATCTTCAGCGAAGTGAGGATTGAAGTCACCCGGAGCCGGGGTCACCGGCGTTTGCGCTCTATACTGCGAAGAGATCGACGGCCCGGGAGGCGTTATTTTTCCGCTTGGAATGGGGTGTGGATTATGTGGGATTTCCGGAGGACGCGGTCGCGTGGCCTGCGCGCGCGGTGCATCGCTTGCCGCTTTGCCATCGTCGTCCTCCTCACCGTGAATGCCCAGCATCGGACAAAGGGCATAGCGTCTCGCGTAGGTGATTTCCGACCCCTGCTCCTGGGCGCGCTCGTGACCCATGAGGGGATAAAGTGCGGACCTCCACTCCCCCGATGCGTGCATTAGGACCGTCTCTAGGACGAATTTGTCACCCACAAGAGTCGGGCTTTGAGTAACAGATAGCCCATACTTCGTGAGAGCCGGAGTCACGACCCGGATGATGTCCGCCAGGTCGGCATACTGATACGAATAGTCTCCCCCTGTTTTCTTCGGGATCTTCGCGGTCTTGTTTTTTTCTATGGCGGGGAATTCCCCCTGGGCTTTGGCGAGGGCGGAGGCGAGTTCTTTGATGCTTTCGGATTGACTCATGACGTTTTTCCCTTCTTGTTCACCGAGTGCCGAAGCGAAACGCTTTCCTTGAGCGAGGCCCCGGGGACTTCGAACCCCTGCTCAAGCGCAGTCCGAATCGCATTCTTATCCGGGACATGCTCGGTCACGACCATGACGAAGGACTTCGGGAGATGGTCCTCGTTTTCGATCACAAGCGACGGCTTCACCCGAGACAGTTTGAAAACGACATCCTCACCCGCGACCTCTGTCTTACCCATCGCCTGCATGGCTGCCTTGATGCGGTCCTTGAGGCGAACCTGAAATGTCGAGAGCACTTTCGCGGCAGCATAGAATTCATCCGCACGTTTTTTGAAATACTCGGCCCCGGATTCGGCGCGCCCCATGACGGCGTGGTAGCCGTCGGCCTTTGCGGCGAGATCGGCGTCAACGCTGGCGATGTATGCCTCAATCCCGTGGTCGAGCTCCCCGCCGGACTCCAGCAGCATTTTTTCGATCTGGTTCGCCTCCGCCACGATGTCGTACAAAGACTTCTTTTCACTCATGGGACTTCTCCTTATGTAAAATCAAGGACTGGTCGTTATCGATCAAATCCGCCAGGACTCCGGAATCGTATGCTTTGCGGTCCTTCGCGATGTCGGCCATGAGGCCGTCGTGATCGGGTGCCCAGCGCAGGAAAGCCCCGGTTCGGTCTTTCTCGGCACGCAATCTCAGCTTTGCCGCTAATTGCTCTCCTATGCTGCGGAGTTCGAAGTAATCGGACATGTGTCTCCTTAGAACGGTATTTCGTCTATTTTTGATTCAATTGCGACTTGGGCTCGCGGGACAGAAATTTCCACAACTTCCCCGCCATCGATATCGGCGATGGCCCTGTCTGCCTCGTCGCGAGTATTAAATTGGTGGGTCAGTCCGGTCGGGGTTTTAGCGAGATACTTTGTGTCCATTTGAACGACAGGCTCTTCGACGGTGACGTCGTAGCTGTTCTTTCGAATCCTGACGACTCGCCCGCACTTCAACTTGAAGGTCACGGCGATAAAACTATCGCCATCGGTCTCCAGCGAGACGTGGGCCGCCCTCGAAAGGTCGGGGGCGTCTTTGCTGAGGTAGATGCGCTTCCATTCGGTTTGTTTCGATGACATGAGGGTACTTCTCCTTTGGTTTTCGAACGCAACTGTGCTTCCGCGTCATTTCATTTGACACGTTGGGTTAATTGTTCTATCTAGGCGCTGTCTGAAACTTGTTTTAGGCCCTCTTGGCCTCTTGAGGCTGCTCACACGCCAAAGCGAGCGCCTCGTCCTCGGTACAGCCGCACGCTAATGCGAGCCTGTACGCTTCATGCTCTTTGGGAATTCCATCCCTACGCCACCTGAAAAGGGTGGTTCTGTGTATCCCCATCATCTTCTCTACCCTTGCACGCCCCCTTGGGCCATTAATCGTCAGGTACCGATTTAGTACGTCAAGAACCCTATAACTCATGAATACAATATAACGTTTAACTCATGTTTTTGCAACAAAAACCTATGCGCCGCACCCAGTTTAAACTGCATTGCGTCAATGTGATGATAAGGCATGGAAACGGTTAAGAAATTAATTGGAAGGAGATTGAAGATCATTAGGCTACTTCTCGACTTCCCAGTCAGTCCCGAGAAAATCCTCAAGAGTAATCGGGGGAAGGAAGTAGTTGGGGTCGACCGAGATCCGCACCCAGCCCTGATTCTGCGTGTTGAGCTTATTCCCGGGGCGGCGAATGCGCTTGCCGGTTTTAACGGCGATTTGAACGGCTGCGGTGAGAGTCATTTGAAGTGAGAATCATCCCCCTCGAATTGTGAGTTGACCTCACTCAAATAGAACTTAAACGGTGTCATGTTCATCACCAATGCCCTCGCTTGAGATGGAGCTCGTCCATGAGCCCCGCGACAAACTTCTCACGATTCGATCTCTTATCCCAGTCCTCATGCCAGCGCACGTGCTCAATCGACTCCTCGGCGGTCAGCCGGGTTTCAGCCGAAGCCGTCTCGCAGCCCCGGATATGGCACTTCCAGGTCACGGGTTCGGGCGGCTTTCGGTCCCTAAAATAGCTCACTCGCTCTCCGAGATATTGCAGAAGGCATACAGCCCCGTGTTGTCGGTCGGCGACAGCGCCATGTAGCCCTGCGCCAGGCCGTACGGAATGAAATAGGACGTCCCGGAGACGGGCGTGCAGGTCATTCCCTGCCCTGCCGGGATGAGAAGGCAGCCTTGGAGCTCGCATTCGAATCCGCCCTGGGCGGGGAGAGACGTGCAGCGGTAGAAGTTCGGGGCTTGGGTCGTCGACTGCATCCGGGCCGCGCAATAGGAATAGATCGCGAGCGTATCGTTCGGCGGGTAGGCTGCATACCCATCGCTCTGTGCATAACTCAGGCTTGTGGGTTTCGGATGATGAAACAGGCTCGACGGGAGCTGGCAGTCCAAGGCTTTGGCCACGAGGTCATTCTCGCAGACGCTCAGAATCAGGCCGTGACCGCAGCCGCTAAGCCCCAGGGAGCTTATTAAACAGATTAGCCAGGTTTTGAGTCGCACTCTGGGTGTCCTCCGTTGTTTTGGCATTCAGAAGCGCCCGGATGCCCGTGACGGCGTTTGCAATGAGCGTTCCCGGATTCCCGCCCGAGATCTTATTCGCCCAACTCCAAACGTCCTGAATCAGGGCTATAATCCCAGGCAGCGCCGTAAAGAACCCGATGACAGCCGTCCAGAGGCTTGCCGTCGTGATCGTGTCCATCGCCGCCGCCCCGTCGTCCAGGATGGTTGTGACGTCGTCAGCGATATTTGAGGCGGTCGTAGCCGGAGCGGGGGGCGTAGGGGTCGGAGTCGTGGTCACGCGCTCGGGCTAGAGCTCGGCGCAGACGACGGGAAAATCCCGTTCAGGAAGTGAACGACGCTCCCACACCAGGAGATAGCCGTCCCCAACCAGCCCGGAGTCGCATCCCCAATCGACTTCAGGGCGACACCCAGAGCCGTCAGGAACGAGCTCACGAGCACGAAGCCCGCAATGACGACAGACACGGTATGGGCAGACAGAAGAGACGTGAGGAAAGCCGACATGAGGACTCCTTTTTAGGGTTAATGAAACAATTCTAGGGACGCCAAAATCTTTAGGGCAACTTTAGTTAAACTTTAAGCCGTGCGGGATTCGGCAGCCGTGATCAGCGCCTCAAGAATCTCGCGAACCTTTTTCCCAAATCGCCTACGGCTCGACGCCTGGAGCTGGTCGTAGCGACCCTTCACCTCCGAAGGTAGCCAGATCGTCAGCGGACGAGAATCCTTCGGTGCGTCATTCTTTGTGGACTCAGATGCCGAAAAGTCTTGCAAGATGTCTTTAATGGCCTTTTGGTTCATGCTTTAACTATAAGTGAAACTTCTAGGAACTAAAGTTAAAGATAAGTTTTAGTTATTCTAAAGTTTTAGCGTCGGTATCGTAGGACAAATGGGTACCCCTGTTATTCATTGCCTACACGACAAGCTCGTCGCCACGAGCGCGCTGAAACCCCATCCCAAGAATCGAAATAAACACAGCGCCGAACAGATCGAGCGCCTAGCGAAGGTCATCGCCTATCAGGGCTGGCGCTACCCGATTAAGGTGAGCAAGCGCTCCGGGTTCATCACCTCGGGCCATGGAAGGCTTGAAGCCGCAAAGCGGAACGGATGGAAAAAGGTCCCGGTCAACTTCCAGGACTATGAAACGGACGAGCAGGAGTACGCGGACTGCGTCGCCGATAATAGCATCGCATCTTGGAGCGAGCTGGATCTATCCGGAATTAATTCCGATATCGGCGACCTAGGGCCTGATTTTGATGTGGAACTCCTCGGACTTAAAGACTTCACTCTAGATGTTCCGAACTTCGACGAGCCAGATCAAAAAGGAGATCCAACTCTAAAAGAACCACAACTCAAGATTTGCCCGCACTGCGGCGTGGTCATCGAGTGTGGCTAATTATGGCATCCCCTATATGGGGTCGAAAGACAGCCTGATTCATAAAATAGCGCCCATATTCCCATCCGCCGATCATTTCTACGACCTATTCGGAGGCGGTTTCTCGGTGTCTCACTTTATGGTTTTACATCACAGCACAAGATATAAGCGGATCTTCTATAATGAAATAAAGTCCGACATCGTCGATCTTGTTCGCGATGCGATTGCAGGCAAATACAGTTATTCCGTATTTAAGCCCAAATGGGTCAGCCGAGAGGATTTCAAAAAGAACAAAGATAGGTGCGCATATACGAGGTGCATTTGGTCATTTGGAAATAATCAGAAGGGTTACCTCTTTTCAGAAGAAAACGAACTCAACAAAAGATCCCTTCATAATGCCGTAGTTTTTAATGAGTTCGACGCACTTTCCGAAAAGCTATTAGGAATAGCCACGTTTCCCGCGCACCTATCCATTCGAGGGAGACGCCTACTTTGCCGAACGATCGTTATCAAGCGCCAGGGCGAGTTGCAGCGGTTGGAGCAGTTGGAGCAGTTGGAGCGGTTGCAGCGGTTGGAGCGGTTGGAGCGGTTGGAGCGGTTGGAGCGGTTGGAGCGGTTGGAGCGGTTGGAGCTTTTAAGTAAAAGCTACGATGATATCAAAATTCTACCGAACTCGGTGGTTTATTGTGACCCGCCATACAAAGGAACCGCAGGGTATATCGACCCGTTTGACCACGAGAAGTTTTGGGATTGGGTCAGGAAACAGAGCGAGCCTGTATTCGTATCGGAATATTCGGCACCGAAAGACATCAAAGTTTTGATGGCGTTCCATCGCAAAACCAGATTGTCATGGAAGGGCACGACGGCCACGACGCCCGAGAAGGTATTTGGAAACGCTGCCGCGGTGAAGGCCATGAATAAGCTCGGTCAGAAAGCCGAGCTCCTCAATGGCTAGACCGAGGAAGGAAATCGACTGGGCTGCGGTAGATAAGCTCTGCGCCCTCCAAGCGACTTGCGAGGAGATCGCCCAGTTCATCGGAGTTTCGTCAGACACTCTTGATCGCGCATGTAAACGTGAATACCGGATCGGTTATGCGGAGTATTTCGATCAAAAGCGCGGGGCAGGGAAGATTTCTCTCAGGCGCTCACAGTGGCAGGCAGCTCAAAGCGGAAACCCAACGATGCTGATTTGGCTCGGAAAACAGTACCTCGGACAGAAGGACAAGAGCGCTTACGAGCACTCAGGACCCGACGGGAATCCGATTGAGATCACTCCAGTATCGAAGCTTCCCGACGAAGTGCTCGACGCCAAGATATCCGCCCTGATTCAAAAAACGAAAGGATTGGTTCACGATGCCTAACCACGCAGAATTCGCAGTCCACCAATTGAACTCAGCGGGACTTATAAAAGCTCGAATCGTCGCGAAGGCTTTCGACGAACTCATGGATCTCATCGTCAAGTTCGGGGTCGACGGAAGAGCGCTTGCTCTCGCCAAAACTAAGCTGGAAGAGTCTTGTTTTTACGCGAAAAAGAGCATCGCTTTGGGATTAGAAAATCAGGAGAAGTGAGTGGAATTATACTCCCCCAACCCAGGCTTCGATTGGAATCCTATGCGAAAGTTCCGGAACATCCCGTGCTTTTGTGGGAGCAAGCTCAAGGCGAAGCGTTGTCATGGACGGCTCGACGCTCTTCCGCATGACGTCCTTCCTAAGGTAAAGGCGTACCTCAGAATGCTGAGCGCTGCGGGATTCATCGAGGTTCGATCCTCGGAGATCACATGAACGACGCAGGCCAGATGATCTTCCTGGCTATCGCCGTTGTAATAATGCTGATCATTTTTGAAGGATTCGATTGGTGAGCCGAGAAGACAAGATTGCTCTCCTTGAAATGCTTGAGGAGAAGGAGAAGCGCACTCGCGGGCGGAAGATCCTGACTTACTTTCCTGACAAGGGTCCGCTGAGACGCGAACTGTATCCCAAGCACATTTCATTCTTCGAAGCCGGACTCACGCACATGGAAAGAGCGGCTGTCGCGGCGAATCGTGTAGGAAAGACAACAATTAGCGCTTATGAGACGACTCTGCATCTCACTGGACGCTATCCTGAATGGTGGAACGGGAGGCGATTCAGTCACCCCGTCGAATGGTGGGCGGCATCCGACACCGGCGAGACGACGCGAGACATTCTCCAGCTCGAACTCATGGGCAAGATTGATCACATCGGGACCGGGATGATTCCAGCAGAGCACATCATCGGAGAGCCGAGTCGGAGGCGCGGCGTCTCGGATGCAATCGATACCGTCCGCGTGCGCCATATTTCCGGAGGAGAGAGCAGCCTTTCTTTCAAATCCTATGACCAAGGCCGCGAGAAATTCCAGGGAACCAAGAAGCACGGCATCTCTCTCGACGAAGAACCCGATATGGGCGTGTATACGGAATGCCTGACGCGCTTGATGGCGACAACCCCAGGCGACCAGGACGGCATCATGCTCTGCACCTTCACGCCACTGAAGGGCATGAGCGCGGTCGTGCTGTCATTCATGAACGAACCAAGTCCGAACCGATTCGTGCTCACGCTAGGATTCGACGACGCGCCCCACCTGAGCGAAGAGTCTAAGGCTAAGCTCTTGGCTGCCTTCCCGCCGCATGAACGCGATGCCAGATCGAAGGGTACGCCTCAGCTTGGAAGCGGAGCAATATTTCCAGTACCCGAGAGCGAAATACTCATCGACGACATCATTATCCCCGATCACTGGCCCAGGGCCTTCGGTTTCGACGTCGGGTGGAACAAGACCGCTGCCGTTTGGGCCGCATGGAATCGGGAGTCCGATACGGTCTATCTCTATGCCGAGCATTATCGCGGGCAAGCCGAGCCAGCGATTCACGCCGAGGCGATCAAGGCTCGCGGGGATTGGATTCCTGGGGTCATTGACCCAGCGTCACGAGGTAGAACTCAAAACGACGGCACCCAGCTCGTCCAGATGTACAAGGACCTCGGTCTTGACCTGGAATTCGCTAATAACGCAGTGGAAAGCGGGATTTACGAGGTTTGGAGCAGGCTCTCGACAGGACGCATGAAGGTCTTTAAATCCATGAGCAATTGGATTCAGGAGTTTAGGCTATATCGACGTGACGAGAAGGGAAGGATTGTTAAGACGAATGACCACCTTATGGACGCAGTCAGGTACTTAACGAGCTCCGGACTTGCGATCGCCAAAACTAAGCCGCTCAAAGCTGTTCATCGCGGTCCACGCGAGCCTGGTGGCGGTGGGTGGATGGGGTGATCATCTTCGACCTCCGAGTCTCCAAGTTGTTCAATTCTGAACTCAAGGCAGTTCGCTTGAGGCTGCATGTATGGCTCTGCGCGGACCTGCGCCGCCGCCATCTCGCGCGCCTTACGGAATCCGGACTCGAATCCACGAGCCACGTCGATGTCGCAGTAGCGATCGACTTCAACACAGTATTCCTTCGCCAATTTCTCGATCAGCTTCATAGGTACACCCCTACCCAAAGTTAAACATTAGTTAAAGAACTTCTTTAAATATCTTAAAGATTTAGTCCGCCCAAAATTGAATCGTGGCAGACATTTCCGAAACGTCCGACGGCACCGATCCGGTGGATGAGGCGCAGAGCCTTGATGCTGATGATCAGGCAGACCAGGCCGAGCGTGAACGCGTCGCCGAGATCCTTCGTGTCGCTCAAGAGCGACTCCGCATCGCCCAAGAGGCCGAAAAGGACATCCGGAAGCTCTATACCGAAGACTTAGAATTCTGCACAGGCCAGCAATGGCCTGACAAGATCCGGATGGATAGGGAGCAGGACGGGCGACCGTGTCTAGTCATCAATCGCCTGCCTCAATTCGTTCAGCAGGTCACAAACGACCAAAGACAGAATCGCTCGGCCATTAAAGCCCATCCGCTTGACGACGCTGCCGATGAGGAAACCGGCGACGTTATTCAGGGAATGATTCGGCACATCGAGGACAACTCGAATGCGGACTTTGCCTATGACACCGCATTTGAATCCGCTGCCAAAGGTGGATTCGGATTCTGGAGAGTCACGACTGAGTTTGCGTCTCCCAATAGCTTCAACCAAGAGATCCTGATCAAGCGCATTCGCGATGCCATGTCGACTTACCTCGACCCGTTTGCGCAGGAGCCGGATGGATCGGACGCGAATTGGGGATTCATCTTAGAGGACATCTCTAAGGACGATTATAAGACTCAGTATCCTGATTCGAGCCTGTCGCGCGCCTCGAACTGGGGAGATCTCGGGACGAACACTCCGGAATGGGTGTCAGCCGACTCAGTCCGAGTTGCCGAGTACTTCTACAAGGAATTCCAGGACAAGACGATTCACCTTCTCTCCACCGGAGAGACCGTGGCGGACGAAGAGCTCGCCGATCGGTTGTCGAGCGCAGCACAAGCTGGGATTCACAGCGAAGTCGTGCGGTCTCGTGTCGCTAAAGTACCGGCAGTCAAATGGCTGAAGATCAACGCGATCGACATCCTGGAAGAAACCGTTTGGCCGGGCTCTTACATCCCGATTATCCCGGTCTACGGTGCCGAGAGCGTAGTAAACGGGAAGGTCATTCGCGAAGGAATCATCCGCTACGCGAAAGACCCGCAGCGGATGCTCAACTACTGGAAATCTGCTGAGACCGAGGCTATCGCACTCGCACCGCGCGCGCCCTACGTCGGTGTCGAAGGACAGTTCGAAGGCTTCGAAGCCAATTGGGAGAATGCGAATCGAAAGAATCACGCATTCCTAGAATACAAGTCGGTCAGCTTGAATGGGCAGCCCGCTCCTCCTCCGCAACGCCAGGTTGCTGAACCCGCCGTTCAGGCGATCACCCAAGCCTCCCAAAACGCCGCCGAGGACCTGAAAGCCACGACCGGAATTTATGCACCCAATCCTCAGCAGGAGTCTGGGACGGCAAGCGGGATTGCGATTCAGAGGCGAAACACTCAGGTCCAGACCTCAAATTTCCACCTCGTCGACAACCTATCGCGCGCCCAAAAGCATACGGGTCGAATCCTAGTCGAACTCATTCCGAAGATTTACGACAGCGCGCGATCTCAGCGTCTCATCGGAGGAGACGGGACGCAAAGCGTAGTGAAGATCAACCAGCCGTTCAAGGACGAGAGCGGCAAGGAAATGATCTACTCGCTCGATCAGGGCAAGTACGGCGTGTCGATCGACACCGGGCCAAGCTTCGCTTCGAAGCGCCAAGAGGCTGCGGCTTCCATGATGGCATTCACGCAGGCAAACCCGCAGACCGCACAATTCGTTGTCGATCTCATGGTTAAAAATATGGATTGGCCTGGAGCCGAAGAGATCGCCGAACGCCTGAAGAAAATGCTGCCGCCACAGCTTCAAGACGCTCCGAACATGAAGGACGTCCCGCCTCAGGTCATGGCGCAGATGCAGCAGCAAAGCAGCCTCATCAAGCAGCTATCCGATCACTTGAACGAAAACA